AACATGGTGGAAGTGGACTGTAGTCCAGTATGAGCAATATCCATCTGATCCAGAGCCAGTAGTGGTCAACTGTAGGCACTTTGAGGGCAAGGATGAAGCTGAGAAATATCTGAAGCTCATGAGAGGTGAAGTAGATGAGACAGACATATTACAGAGTATGTGAGCTGTGTGGGGCTCACTTAGATCCTTCAGAGAAGTGTGACTGTCAGGATCAGAAGGGAGTGAGTAAATGCAATCAGCATTTTATCAGGAATATATCAAGTCCCCAGAGTGGGAAGAGAAGAAGAGACAGCGGATGGAAATTGATCACTTCAGATGTGTCATGTGTGGGAGATCCATAGAGCACTGTAGGACAATGCAAGTCCATCATGTGACATACAGAAATCTGGGTCATGAGGATGTCATGAGGGATCTCTGTACAGTGTGCGGAAGCTGTCACAAGAAGCTACATAACTATTATGACAGAGAGAGAGGTGACTGATCATGATGAGTAAATACAAGATCAAACCATATAGAGACGGACTCTTCAAGGTCTGGGAGCTCAAAGACATGGGAGCTGGATACAGCTGGGATGATGTGAAGAGGGTCTTCCAGACTGAAGAAGAAGCTCAGAGATACATAGACGATAGAAAGAGAGGTGAGACGGATGAAGGAATATCCTGAGAGCCTGATCACAGCCTTCCTGACCAGCTATAAACCAGCTGAGATCATGAAGCTGACTGGGATCAGTAAAACAAAATACTACAGACTGAAGAGAGATCCTGACTTCCAGAAGATCCTCACAGAGAGAAGGACTGAGCTGGTCAAGTCAGCTGTCATGAAGATGGAGTCCTATCTCACTGAAGATGTGGAGATCCTTCAGTCCATTATCAGGAAGGAAGACACTACTGATCAGGTCAAGATCAATGGGATCAACCTACTCATGAGCCAGCTCAATACATGGAAGAGCACTACTGAGATACTGGATAGACTTCAGGCTCTGGAAGACGCTCAGACTAAAAATGAGCCAGTTTGAGGGGTGAAGGGATGAAAGTATCTAACTATGTGATAGACAAGCGTCTGAGGGCTCTGGAGAGCTCACAGAGACACTCCCAGAGACTTCAGGAAGAGCTGGACAGTATAGACATCAGGACTCTCACAGCTGAGCCCTACTGGGCTATACATGAGGATATCTGTGATCAGGGTCATGAGTTCTACAATTTGAGAGGTGGGAGAGGATCTGGGAAGAGTTCCTTCTGTGCTCTGGAGATCCCTCTTCAGATCATGAGAGATCCTACTGGGCTTAGTAATGCTCTGGTGGTCAGGAAGTGGGCTGTCACGCTCAGGGGCTCTGTATATGCTCAGATCCAGTGGGCTCTCAATGCTCTGGGAGTAGAGGATCAGTGGAGATCCACTCTCAATCCTCTTCAGTTTGTCTATCTTCCTACTGGTCAGGTGATCAGGCTCACTGGTCTGGATGATCCTCAGAAGCTGAAATCAATCAAGCCAGCCAGAGGATACTTCAGATTTTTATGGTGTGAAGAGTTCAATGAGATCAATGGAGAGCTGGAGCTGAGAAATCTTCAGCAGTCAGTCCTCAGAGGTGGAGACAGCTTCACAGTCCTGAGATCCTTCAATCCACCTATATCAAGAGTAAACTGGGCTAATGAGTTCTGTGACAGACCAGATGACAGATCCCTCAATCTTCTCACTAACTATACTCAGATCCCTCTGGAGTGGCTGGGTCAGACATTCATAGATGAAGCTGAGAAGCTCAGAGAGATCAATCCCAGAGCCTATGATCATGAATACATGGGGCTTGCTGTGGGTCAGGGAGCTGAGGTCTTTGAGACTCTGGAAGTCAGGGAGATCACTGATCAGGAATACAGTCAGCTGGTCAAGATCTACAGTGGTCTGGACTGGGGCTTCAGTACAGATCCAGCTTGCTTCCTGAGAGTGAGCTATGAGCCAAAGACAGAGACAATCTGGATCATGGATGAGATCTATGGGACTCACATGAGCAATAGACAACTGGCTGACAAGATCAAGGAAAAGGGCTGGCACTCTCTGGGAGAGAAGGTCTCATATAGTCCCTTTATGGATGGAGTATATGAAGAGAAGGCTCTGATCATAGCTGACTCAGCCAGCCCAAAAGACATAGCTGATATGAGGGATCATGGTCTGAAGATCATAGGCTGTCAGAAGTTCGCTGGATGTGTGGAGTATAGGATCAAGTGGCTTCAGCATAGGAAGATCATAGTAGATCCCAGAAGGACTCCAAACACAGCCAGAGAGCTCCAGAATTATCAGTATGACATTGATAAGAGGACTGGAGAAGTCCTGAGCTCAGTCCCAGACAAAGACAATCACAGCCTTGACGCTCTGGCTTATTCACTGGATCGGGTGATCTACAGTAGGAAGCACTCAGCATAATATGAAATCAAGAATACATGAAATCATGAAATCAAAAAATCATAGAAGGGAGAAAAGCTATGGCATACTTAAAAATCTATTGTGACTACTGTGGTCAGACATGGGAAGTCTATCAAAGATCCATGAATGATGAGCACTCCAGAGAGTGTCCTCACTGTAGATCAAAGATAGATGATCAGACATGGAAGAGACAGATAGTCCCAGCCCTCTGTATGGTCTCAGACGCAAATGGAGAGCTCATGAAGGATCATCTGGGCTATCATGTGCCAGTGTTCACTTTTGATGTGATCTCAGATCACTACTTCAGCAAGAAAAAAATCAAAGCTATCAAAGAAGGGAGATAACAAAAATGATCAGAAACACAGAAGCATTTTATATCAGAGCTAAAGAGTTCCAGAGTAAGAGGGCTGAGCTGGTCTCAGAGTATGAGAAGAAGCTGGAGTCCATGAAGAAGTATGAGGGGAGCAAGGGCTATCAGGAAGATCTGGAGAAGATCCAGAAGGCTCACAGTGAAGCTCTGACAGCTCTTCAGGCTGAGTACAGACAGAGCCTGAATACTATTTTAGGTGGCATGATGGACGCTGTAGGGAGAAGGAAGATCAACGCTCCCACAAATGATCAGCTCAACCTGATCCACCTTCTGAAGATGAAGAAGAAGGTCACAGCTGAAGAGCTGGATAGAGTGGCTGAGATGGTCAAGGATAATGGGATAGCTATGGGGATCATCTCTGAGATAGCTCATGAGAATGAGATCATGGGTAGAAATTATCTGGCTATGTGCAAAGAGATGAGCTCCCAGACAGCTTCAGATGTGATCAGAGGGATCAGGGATGGACTGGAAGACTGGCTTCAGTATGACACTCCCAAAGCTGGGAGACTGGCTCAGAAATATCATCATGATCTCTATGGGGTCTCAGAGAATGAGCCCACTCTCAGGAAGAGGACTCTCTTTGAGGACATGGATGGATGTTATAGGGATCTGGCTGGTCTGGATCATGCTGGTCTTCAGCTCTTCAGTGAAGCTGTAGATGGGGAGTGAGGTGGAAGATGATCAGTAGAGACTATCTGGAGAGACTGGAGCTCACTGAGGATCAGATCACTCTTCTCATGGACGCTATGAAAAAAGAGTCCAGATACAGACAGCTACTCAGTCAGGAGAGAGTCAGTCCCACTGTCATAGAAGCTATCATGAGGACTGTGGATCTGGAGAAGGTGGACTTCTCAAATGAGGATCTAATCAGGGAGCTGATCAGAGTAGAGTGGGCTGACATGATCCCTAAAAAGAAATGAAATGTTCAAATCTGAGCAAATAAAAAATAGTACCAAAAGTGATTGACTGATCCTCTTTTATCTGGTATATTATTAGTAGCAATTCTGATTAAGACCAGAAATAAACAACATACCAGAAAGAGAGGTCAGGTCAATGAAGATTTATGGATATGTGAGGGTCAGTACATTGGAGCAAAACAAAGAGAGACAGATAGAGAATATCAAGAAGGTCTATCCCAAAGCTCTCATTATGACTGAGGAATATACTGGGAAGACAATGGATAGACCAGTCTGGAGCAAGCTCTATCCTAAGCTGAAAAAGGGTGATGTGATAGTCTTTGATGAGGTCTCCAGAATGAGTAGAAATGCTGAGGAAGGCTTCAAGGTCTATCAGGATCTGTATGAGAGAGGTGTGGACTTGATCTTCCTGAAAGAGCGTCACATTGATACAGCCAGCTACAGAGAAGCTCTGAAGGGCTCTCTCAAAGTAGATGTGAAGTCAGGGGATCAGGACACTGATGATCTGGTCACTGGGATCATGACAGCTGTCAATAAGTTTATGATGGCTAAGGTCAAGGCTGATATCAAGAAGGCTTTTGAGCAATCTCAGGCTGAGACAGATCTCAGGGCTCAGAGAGCTGGAGAGGGCATAGCTGAAGCTAAGAAGCACAATGAAGAGCTGGAAGTCCTCTATCCTGATACATACAAGGATCATCCTGAGTATAGCCAGATAGGGAGAGAGAAGGGTGACAAGCTGACTATCAAGAAGGCTGAGCCCATCAAGGCTCTGATCAGGAAGTATAGTAGGGACTTTGATGGGACTCTCTCAGACATGGAGCTTCTGGGAGTCCTGAGCACTAAGACAGTGAAGATCCCAAACAAAAAAAGATCTGGCAAGGTGGAAGAGAGAGAAATCTCAGCCAAGCTGTCAAGAAATACGCTGTACAAGTACAAGAAGGAAATGAGAGAGGGGGTGTGAGTATGACTTCATCTGAGAAGGCTGTGGAGACCAGAAGGAAGAACAAGGAAGCAAGGGATCAGAAGTATAGAGAAGAGAGACAGCTCAAAGAGCTCATGAAGAAATCTCTTCAGGAAGTGCTGGAGAATGATCAGGCTACTGTGGATCAGAAGCTGGAAGCGTCAAAGATCCTGAGTGAGCTGATAGCATGAGATCCAGAAGAAGGGACTGGGGTCAGAAGATCCTCAGTCTCTTTTTTATGGACAAAATGAGAGAGCTGTGATATATTGTAGACATGAAATCATGAATACATGAAATCAAGAAATCAGGAAGGAAGGTGACAGCATGAGATCAAGGGCTCAGGAAGATATCACTCTGTATCTCACTCAGCTGGGCTATGATCCAGACACTACATATCTCAGATATGAGGGTGATGGATCAGTCACTGTGGAGACTCCAGAGGGCTCTCAGAAGCTCACAGTCAATATCTATGAGGATATCATGGAGATCCAGCCAGACGGATCTAAGAAGATCATAGCTGAGTCTGATCTCCCTCATGATATGGACAAGGTGGGGAGACAGAGGGCTCACAGCTGGACAATAAAAGAAGGGGTGACTGTATGAAGACAATAACACTATCAAATCAAAAAGGTGGAGTGGCAAAGACTACCACTACTGGAGCTCTGGCTTCAGGACTGGCTCAGAGGGGATATAAGGTCATAGCTGTGGACTTAGATCCTCAGTGCAATCTCTCTCTGGCTTCTGGGGCTGATATCCTCAATATGGATCAGACTCTCTATGATGTATTCAAGGGGACAGCTGAGCTCCCTGATCTGATCCAGAAGACTGATCTGGGATATGATCTGATCACTGGGGGTCTGACTCTGGCTGGAGCTGACATGGACTTCACTCAGACTGGGAGAGAGTTCATGCTGAGGGAAGCTCTGGACGCTGTGAAGGCTGACTATGACTTCTGTATCTGTGACTGTCCACCTACTCTGGGGATCTTGACTGTCAACGCTCTCACAGCTTCTGACAGTGTGATCATACCACTCACAGCTGATCTCTTCTCACTTCAGGGACTGTCTCAGCTCAATCTACTGATCCAGAG